CATACGCCTGTCCACGATCCACGGTGCCAAAGGTGGTGAAGCAGACAACGTCGTCCTGTTCACCGACATAACCGCAGCCGCAGAAGCCAGCATGGAAAGTGACCCAGACTCCATGCACAGGGTCTTCTATGTGGCCGTAACCCGCACCAGACAGAATCTATATACCCTAGAGCCTCAGAACTTCTACAGGAGCTACGCAATATGAACGACATGGTCAACTCACCGGCCCACTACGCTGACGCTGAAATCGAATGCATCGACGCCATGGTCGCGGCTTTCGGCTCAGAGGCAGTGCAGACCTACTGCCGTCTAGCCAGCTTTAAATATCAGTGGCGGGCAGGTAAGAAGTTCGATGCGCAGGAAGATTTAAAAAAATCGATCTGGTACACCCGATTCGCCATGGGTGATGATCCAAGGAAAACAAATGCAGAAGGCAACTAAATTGCAATTCCCACTTTTTTCGACCGAATCAGAATGGACCGCACCCTTTGAACTGGTAGACCTGACCGGTGCCAAAGAAATCTCTATCGACTTAGAGACTCGTGACCCAAACCTGAAGCAGATGGGGGCGGGTTGGCCTCGTAAAGATGGGGACGTTGTTGGCATAGCCGTCGCCACAGAAGGTTTTGAAGCCTACTACCCTATCGCGCACCTTGGCGGGGGCAACCTCGACAAAGGGCAGGTGCTGCGCTGGCTCAAGAAGCAGCTAGCGACCGACTGCCCAAAGATTATGCATAACGCGCCCTACGATTTAGGCTGGCTCAAGGCGCTCGACGTGCCGGTAAACGGCCCGATCATCGACACCATGATCATGGCTGCGTTGCTAGACGAAAACCGTTTTAGCTACAGCTTGAACGCCCTGTCCTATGACTATCTGGGCCTAGCGAAGTCAGAGAAGCTCTTGACGCAGGCTGCGGTGGAGTTCGGAGTAGACCCCAAGGGGGAGCTTTGGAAGCTTCCTGCGCAGTTTGTGGGGCCGTATGCAGAGCAAGACGCTCGCCTGACTTACGATCTGTACAAATTCTTCCGCGTTGAAATCAACAAGGAGGATCTAGAAACCATATTTGATCTCGAAACGCGGCTCACGCCCTGCCTGATCGACATGACTTACCGTGGTATACGGGTGGATCTGGAGCGGTGCGAGCGGTCGAAGCAACAACTTTTAAAAAGAGAGAAGCAGGCTTATCGCGACATCAACAAAGAGGCGGGTTTTGACGTTGAGATCTGGGCGGCAACTTCTCTAGCCAAAGCATTCGACAAGCTAAAAGTTGCTTATCCGCGCACGGCCAAGGGCGCACCGTCCTTTACCAAGGCGTTCCTTAACGAGAACCCGCATCCATTTGCCAAAATGGTGGTCGAGGCACGCAACCTGAACAAGATCCAAGGGACCTTTATCAACAACATTATGAAGTTTGTGTCGAAGGATCAGCGTATCCATGGGCACATCAACCAGCTTCGCAGTGATGACGGCGGCACGGTATCTGGTCGCCTGTCGATGTCGAACCCAAACCTCCAGCAGATCCCTGCTCGCGATCCAGAGCTAGGGCCTATGATTCGCAGCCTGTTCCTGCCGGAAGAGGGCGAACTGTGGGCAGCTATCGACTATTCGCAGCAAGAACCACGGATCTTGACGCACTACGCGAGCGTATTCGGGACTTGGAAAAACCAGCCCTTGGGCGGTGCGCAAGAGTTCGTAGATGGCTACACCAACGATCCGGACATGGATTTCCACACCATGGTTGCCGACATGGCAAACATTAGCCGCAAGCAAGCCAAGACGATCAACCTCGGCATGATGTACGGCATGGGTGTGCGCAAGCTGTCCGACCAGCTAGACCTAGAGTTTGATGAGGCAAAAGAACTTACAAAGCAGTATCACTCACGAGTGCCCTTTGTGAAGGAGCTTATGAACGGCGTGTCACGGTCCGTGGATCAAAAGGCAGACGGCTCCCTTCGATCTTTAAAAGGCCGAAAGTGCCGGTTCAATATGTTTGAGCCACTGGGCTATGACGTGCAGAAAGCGATGCCGTTGAAAGAAGCCAAGGCTACATACGGCGAGACTGCACCGCTGAAGCGTGCGTACACGTACAAGGCGCTAAATCGTCTGATACAAGCCTCTGCTGCGGACATGACTAAGCAGGCCATGGTCGATCTGTATGAAGCTGGGGAGCGGCCTCTTTTACAGGTACACGATGAGCTAGGGTGCAGTGTGCGGGACGTGGAACACGCCAAGCGGATCAGGACCATCATGGAAGCGGCGATACCGCTCAAAGTACCCAGTAAATGTGACATTGATCTCGGGCCAAACTGGGGTGAAACCGAAGAAATTTAGTTGCAACTGTATGCGATATACGGGATAATCTCGTGTATGGATACCAACAAATGGAAATCAGTTCTGGTTCCGGTCCCCGTGTACCGGCAGATCAAAGAAATTGCGCAGTTAGAAGACCGTTCGATTAGCGGGCAACTGCGTAAAATTTTTAGCGAGTGGAAAGAAGATCGCGCTCGCGAAGCGCGGCAGCTAGACGCGTACCGAGAAGTCTAAGCGAGCGTTTGTTTGCTTTGAAACCTGCGCCGCAGTTCAATGCGGCAGCAATTGATAATTTCAATCCATTGCTCTGAAAGATCTGAATTTGCGTCGGGGTATGCAACCAGTAGCGTTGCCGTGTCTTGCAGGCGCTTTTGAATGTCACTAATTTTTTCTACCTGCGCTAGCTCCCCAACCAAATCGTGCTTAAAAGCTTTACTCACCATTTAGCTTTAATTCCTCTAGCTTTTGTTCTAGCGATGTCCACGCGTTTTTAACGTCTCGTTCTTCGCTTTTACTGTGGCTATGAAACCAAAAACAGGTTCCAATCAACCCGTGAATTCTTGGGTCGTCCTTTGAACTTTTTAAAAGTCTAAGCAACAACATGGCTTCACTAAGGGAAAGATTTACGGAAAGGGTTTCTTTTTTAATTTCTGTCATAAAGGTCATCCTCTACAAAAGTCCCGCCTTTGGGGCACGCGGACGGGAACGCGCTTGGAGGGGAGTGATAACCCCGACCCGAACTGGTTTGCCCCAGAGCATATCAATCAAACTAAACCGGAACTACCGATTGAAGTTCTACATCAAAATCGAACTTGCATGACGCTTGCGACTCAAGCTTTTTACTTAGCCGCTTCAACCGACCCTCTTGCGCATACAGCGTCCGATAAGTCGCATCGGCCCAGTTCACTACTTCGTCATTTTCATCTTCCATGCGTAAGTAATCATTTCTGATTTCCATGGAAGACGTGTACAAGAGATCCAACAAAAGAGCGATATCTTCGTTGTCCAAAGCTTTTTTCTTCGGGGCCGACTTTACCTTCACGGCTTGCGGCTCTTCCGGAGGAGGCGTCTTGCTCTCACCGTCGCGCAAAAACAACCGCACGCGGTCCAAGGTGCGCTCGGACGGCTTTTTGATCGTCCCGAACACGAAGCCTTTCATCGTGGCGTAGTCCACACCCACCGCATCGGCGACTATGCGAATACCCGCCGTGATCTTCTTACCAGATTTTTCAGCCTCTTCCACGGCCAAAGAGTTCATCGCTGTCTGCATCTCGTGCAGTTTTAAAAAATTAACCGACATTACTTTCTCCAACTCCCATAAATTTACACATTGCTTTAAATTTCAATGCGTTAACTACACTTTCTGGCAAACTACCTTCAAGCTTGCGAACGATATCTTCAAGCTCACTTCGCTCAGATTCACTCCACGCTCTTGGAAGTAGCTGCATCACCAGCCCCTGATACAGGGCTTCTTCTGCGTTTTCCGGACTTTTGTCCATGCTCAAGTTCATTTACTTTCTCCAACAAAGTTTCAAGTTGCTGTTCCATAAAAGACAGCCGTTCATCAAGACCAAGAACCAGCGTTACGACTCGCTCCGCTTCTTCTTCATCAAAGATTATTGTCAGTTCGCCTTTCACAAGGGTGACGCTATCGTTTGCACATCTACAACGTGGTCCGACCAACTGGCGTCGTCCCGCGCTTTGCGGATCGCTTCTTGCTCTGTCTTGGCAGATATGCTCGTCACAATACTGGTCTGAACGATGGTCACGTCCCATTTTTTGGTGCTGGACTCCAATCCGGTGACTGCGATTCGGGTGTGCTCGCTACCGTTCCAATCGACTTCCAAGCCCGCTGAACGAATCGTGTCGCAAATGGTATGACCAAATTTTTCTCCGACCTTGCCGCCCCACGCCAGATAGCAAACGCCGTCATCTTTTAAACGCTCCGCGTCTTGCATGTGATAGAAAACGTAAGCCATTTCTTT